AAGGCTAACAACGAGACTACAGAAAGCGCGGGCGGATATACCGTCCCTGTTATCACGTCTCCGGACCTTATCTATCTCCGCGAGCGTTTCGGTGTAGTCCGCTCCCTTTCGCGCGTCTACCCTATGACATCGGATACGCTCCTGGTCCCTAATCAAACCGGATCGGCTACCGTCTACCATGTCGGAGAGAATACAGCGATTACTACGTCTGATTTCACATTCGACCAGGTACTCCTCCAAACCGTTAAACTTGCAGCCCTTAACCCGGTTTCGCGAGAGCTTTCGGAAGATACCATTATCGATTACGCTTCTATGGCAGCGCGAGACTTTGCAGTTAAGCTAGCCCAGCAGGAGGACGTAGACTGTATTAATGGAGATGGTACATCGACCTACGGGTCCATTACCGGAATCCTCCAGGCTGTATACGGTTTGAACGCGACTAAAGCTAATATCGCATCCCTGGTCCTCGCGGATACTGGATCGGTAGCAGCTAATAAGCCGACACTCGCTAACATCCGTACGATGTCCGCGAAGCTCCCAGAGTACCCAGGTATCGATCCTGTATGGTTATGCCACAAGCAATTTTGGTATGACTGTATCGCTCCTCTCCTGGATGCTCTCTCCGGGAACTCCATTATGGATATCCAACAGGCTTACGGACCTAATCCTACGCTTTACGGATATCGTGTAGTATTCTCCCAGGTTATGCCGCGCGCTATGTCTACAGCTACGACTCCTGTACTTATCTTCGGAGATTTGGCACAGGGTACAGCTTTCGGCGATCGGCGCGGGATTACCATCGAGATGTCTACGGACCGTGGATTTATCGAGGACCAGTACCTCTATAAAGCTACAGAGCGTTTCGCTTTTAAGGCGTTCGACCTGGGTAATGTTAACGCTACAGCTTCCCTGCGCGTACCAGGTTCGCTTATCGTTATGGCTACACAAGCTACCTAATAGGGTAGTCAATGTCCTGGATTTGCCACCTACGGAAACGTACCGATCCAGACGAGAAGAAACCTCCCAGGTATCCTGGGAGGTTTTATCTTTTATGGAGTCTCAAATCTAAATCAGGCTCCACTAGTCCACGGGACGGAGCTAACGTAATAACAGAGAGAGTCTACATAGCGGACTCCTGGGTAGATTAATCCGTCCGCGGAGCTACAGGTCCAGAGGTACTTAACGTCTACACTATGGGGGATATTCTCCCGGAAGTAATAGTCCATCGTTAGATGTACCTCTCCCTCCCGAAATTCGAACGGGTCCAGGTTAGCGTATTCCTCCCGGTTAGCTACGGGAGTATACGTACGGATAAAGTCTGTTAGAGTTAATCCGTCCATTAGATAGCGTCCTCCTCGTCCTCGGAATCTAGACATTCCAGCATAAATTGAGAGAACATAAAATCTCTACCTTTAGGATTTTCTACGAGTCCGTAAGTAATAACCGTACCGTCCTCGTCCTTAATCTTTATGGACTCCGTATCCTCGGAGAGGATGTCGAAGGTCATTCCATTTTCGTGCATATACTGGACTACTACTTCGTGGAGGTTATCCGTATTCTCCTCGTCTAACCGGGCGATAAAGATAGGCGTTAACGTATGTATACGCTCTACTAAAAATCTAGACATTTGTACTCTCCTCTAACGTAATCGAACATACATAATATATACGATACGTATATAACGTGTCAAGTAGATACACGCAGAGGTAATAGAGGGGGATAGGGGGATTATGTCATAATCCTTTATGGCGATTACCAGAGAACAAGCGTTAGCGTATGTCACGCTCCACGCCCAAACAAATAGCTATCCGGAGCTAGACGTATCTACGGTAGGTACTTTCGTGGACGCTAACCGGAGGTACTCCACCTGGACCGCTAATACCGCTTATGCTGTAGGGGACTACATCGTACCTACCGTCCCTAACGGACGCATATATAAAGCCGTGGTAGCTGGGACCAGCTCCGCGACCGAACCAGGATTCCCGGTTTACGTCCTCTATAAAAGCTACCGGATTAATGACGGTACAGCTCTCATATGGCAGGACTACGGACTAATCTCTCCGGACCAGTACGATACGCGATCCGCGGTACGCGCTCTCTGGATTTATAAAGCTGGTATCCTCGCTAACCAGGTAGACGCTTCCGACGATACATCTAACGTAAAGCTCTCCTTACTCCAGTCCCAATTTCTAACGATGGCGGAGAAGTACCGTCCATTTGAGGTAATCACATAATGGACCAGGCTCTCGTAAACATCCTGGGAGCTGGTATGGAGCGTATGCTCTGTACGTCCCTGGTAGACGTATTCCGCTACGTTACTACAGCGGATGGAGCTGGGGGGACTAACCTCTCCTGGGCTAAGATAGCGTCGATTAAAGGACGGATGATTAATACCGGAGACTCCGAGAATATCCGATCTAACGGTTTTACTATGTCCGGAGCGTGGACTCTCGTAGCGTCCAGAAACGCGGATGTAATGTCCCAGGATCGAATCCGCATCCAGGGAGACACTTCTAGATACTGGGATGTTATCGGTACGGACTTTGGTAAAACCGCGCTCCTCGTCCAGCATATCTCCCTGGTCGAATCGGTAGAAGGAAACGATTTCTAATGGAGACTCCACAAGCTAGCATTAACTACCAGCAGCTTATAGCTGGTTTTATCGGAGCTGTAATCATGGTCCTACGTCAACGTCCGTTTAGGGGACTAATAACTAACGCGTCCTCTGTACTCGCTGGTACAGCTAGCGCGACATACTTAACGCCTATCCTGGGTAAAGCTCTGGGGCAAACCGACCCTAACTACCTCCTGGGTTTCTCTTTCCTCCTTGGAGTCCTGGGACTACGTGGAGTGGAGCTGGTAGCGGACTGGATCGGCGTAGACGGTAAACCTGGATTAGATAAACCGGTTAAGCTAGATATACAAGGAGAAGAGTAAATGTCCTGGTTTAGTAAGTTTCTAAAGATTAAAGCTAGTATTCCAGAAGTAAAGATTCCTTTCGGGGAAGCTTTACTCTTAGGTCAAATAGCGGAGAACCTCCACTTCCTCTCTACATCCGATCTAGAGAAGCTCCGGGACCTTACCCTGGTAGCTATCGCAAACCGGAAGGTCGGGAAATGAACTTCCAGAATTTCACAATAGAACCTAATCCACAGAATCCAGCCGACTACATTATCAAGGGTGATATCTACGATAATGATGGGGTACTTGTCGGTGACTTTGGTCCGGACGGTACATCAATGTTCGCGTGGTGGAGTACACAGGACGAAGCGTTCCAGTTTAATTATGCGCTTCAATTTTCACAAATTATGGGGCAGGAAATAGCCGATGGAGTAGCCGAATAATGGCGATTTATTATGTTAGACCGGATGGTAACGATACAAATACTGGTACTGGACCCGCAACAAATCAGGCGTGGCAAACCATCCAAAAAGCGTTAGGTGCAACCAGCGGTTTAGTAGGAGGCGATATCGTATATGTCGCTCCCGGACGATATGTAGAACTTGTTACCGTTGGAATAAGTTCCCCTTCATCTCAAATACGTGTTGTAGGTGACCCTACCGCTTCACAATTTAGTGGTGTCACACCCGGTGTTGTTAGGCATACAAATATATTTAGTAATGGGAGCATTATTGGTTTATATATACTTTATGTATTATCGATTAATAATCTTTCCTTTGAAAATATATATTATGAAAATGGTAACAACACCAGTAGTGGGACTTCTCGTTTGCTTTTAAATTTATGTCAAGGGTGGCAATTTAAGAAATGCGTATTTGAGGACGTAACAACTGATACTAACCACATTATGTTGGAAGCTGCACCACCAACATCATTGCCACTAAATTGTATTATTGATTCTTGTATATTTATTGGCGGTTCAACACAAGTCCGTTTTCAGGGGAGTGTTTTAGCAGATACAAGCACAGTTAAAAACTGTTTATTTATACACGGTAAAACAACGCAGATAAATATTACTGGGACACAAACACAAATATACAATTGTACGTTTATACACTGTCCCGGCTCAGCTATACAGTCAAATCCATATAATGGACTAGTGTCAACAATAAAAAACTGTTTATTTGTAAATGTAGCTACTTCAATATTTTTCATTGCAAATAATTCAACAGTGGTCACAAATACACGGTTTATAGCAAGTGGTGGAACCACTAATGTGAATGTTTCATCTGCAACAAATTCTACTGTTGGTGCGGCTGGTGTTGAGTATGGTTACAACTTGTTGCATAACATTCAGGCTATTTACAATCCGGGTACAACGATTGGTAGCGTCAATACTTCATTCGGTACAGCAACAGGCGCACCAACTACTGACCTGTTTAATGTCCTATGGTCGGGAACATCTCCGGATGCTGGAGCGATTACATACCGTAATCTAGGTACGATAACGCCCATCTATCAACCGACCGAGCGTAACGCGTCTACGATTACCATAGCTCCAGGTTCCACGTCCCAGAGTATAGAGCTGTACCTGGGAGTAACCGGGCTTACAGCTTCTACCTCTGGTTTATCCGCGCGCTATAACCGGACCAGGACCGCATCCGTAGACATCCCCCTGGTAGCGCGCACGATAGGACAAGCTTGGATATCCGGAGGATTCGCGGAAGTAGACGCGGTTAATATGCCTGGAGTCTACAGAGTAGATATCCCGGATGCAGCTCTAGCCGCTGGAGCGGACGATGTTACCCTGGTAGTCCGCGGAGCTTCCGGGACTAATGGCGCGGTTATGACCGTCAAGCTATCCAGCGGAGGACTAAC